GGTGGGATGGTCGTACTTGCCTGAGACTGTGACCGAGATAACCCGGTCGTCTCCTGGGCGGCACTGGTTCTCGTTGGTGTCCAAGACAATGGTTGCTATCCCAAGGTAGTGAACTACTTCCTCACCTTCGATGACTGCCTTGGGTTGAGAGCGAAAGAACTCTCCCGCGTCGTTGATTATCCCGTCTAGGTCGCGCCGGATTCCACCAGTCGTCGTCTGGCCGTCTCGGTAGAGGTAGGCAAGACCAGCCCCTTCAAGAATTACTAGAACGAGGAGTATCCAGGTCATGTCAAACAGTCCGCATATCCGTTACCAAAATTGGTGTAGTCCCCAAGCATCGCGGCAGTTGCTTCGCTCACAACATGCGTTGAACCACCGGAAAAGAACTGCACTGGATACGGGTCGTGACTCACGTCATGTTCACTTGGAATCTGTGGGTCGGCTCCTGAATCAATGAAAATAGAACGCACGTAGGGAGCGGCGGGGTTGTTCACGTCCCAAGGATAAACGCCGGACAAATCAGTATTTGAATTCTCCGGCGAAGCAGTGTCTTGGACTATTGAACCGTCACTCATTATCCAGACGTTAACGCCTCGGATGCGGTTCTCGAAGTGAAGCCAGAGTTCCTTTTGTAGTTCAGTTGAATCTGGATTGAATGGAGGACGGTCTTGGATAAGCGGGGGAGTGAAGTTAGTTCCATACGCCCCGCCAGAAAATATTGCGGGGACAATCGTGAAACCGAGAGCCGCGGCACCGCCGTTGCCCTCGGTGATCGTGTCTCCATTATTCCCAGGACCAGGGTTCGCGGAGGTAGCAGTGAGTACACTCCCATTTTCCGTGATGACCATAAAACCGCCGAAATATTGGGAGCCGTTCAAGGCACCTTCCATCGCCCCGAGCAGTCCAGCAAGTCCAAGATACTCATCGTGGGGAATCGTAAAAGTTTCCGGTATCCCATTGATGGGCGTATAGACAAATTTGTCATTAGCGCCTGAAAACGTCAAAGGGAATGTCGGCGTCGTGGCGGCAGTGACAGAAGCGAAGTTAGGCATCAGCTTCTATCGCAAACTGCCAGGCGAGCCACCGCGCCGTGGGCCAGAGCGCGTCCAAATCGTCTAGAGCTACCTCAACCGCATCGGGGAAAATCTCTCGAATAAGGTCAAGAGTTTCAGCAGTGGACCAGCACCAACGAGTTTGGAGTTCGTGACCGCCCCTGTCCGCGCCTCCAACGTCCGGTCGCCATTCGCTCCAGTCGGGGTCGAAACGCTCCGAGGCCGGACCGACTATGCAGACCTTCCCGCCGGGGGCGAGAACGCGGCGCACCTCCGCGAGAGCAACGGGCACGTCATCCAACGCAATGTGCTGAAAGACGTGACCGCAGTAGACTCGTTCAGCACAGCCGTCTGCGTATGGCAAGTGCAGAATGTCCGCCACCACATCGGGGTGGCAAGGGAACTGTTTCGTACCCCGAGTGCGGTCAATATTCACCCACGGCGCAGGAAGTGGCGCACCTCCGCACCCCAAATTCAAATACTTCATGCGGCCATCACCCCACCAATATCCATCATCCGATGATGGTCAACTATGCCATGGATGTGAGGTTCGAATCCCGCTTCACGCAAAGTCTTTCCAAGACCGGTAGAGACGTAATGCCAGTCGCGATAACGCCATTGCATGTCGGTGAGAGCGCCAGGGACGGCTTCAATTATCTGCGTGCGGAATCTCGTGCATCCGAGTATCCCAAAGTGCCACGCTTCGGCATCCTCTGGAAGAAAATTGTCGTAGGTGAAGTAGCACCACGACTCGGGGCATTTATTAAAGGCTGTGAATATCTCAGGAGAAGCTCGCACGTCGTGTTCAATGACCGTGAAACTTCTGGGTTTCCACCAGTCGCACAGCACCCTCCAGTAATCGCAGTCCGAGTCGCCAACGAATACCCACGAGGGGTCCTGACCCTTCAAACCTGCTTCGGTTGAAGGATGGCGAACGGTGTACGGGACCAGTAGATTGCCGTCACGTTCACGCACGCAGTAATACTCGCGAGGATCGTCTCGACCAAAAGTCGTTGAACCGTTGCCCATTGAGTCCTTGACGACCTCTAAGTACCTGCCGTTAGGAAGAACTTGGAAGTCCACCGAGACAACTTCAAACGGTCCCCGCATCTCCCCAACCCGGTAGAACGGCTCGGCCATTCGGACCTACGACAAGTAGATAAGTGGCGCAGCCGCAGCGACGGTGGGCGTCGTGAACGTAGAGCCAACGGCCAGAACAGTTGTCTGACCCGTGGCGCACGGCCCTGAGTTGAACGGAGCTACGTTGCCTCGTCCGTGAGAACCCAAGGTCGTAGCCGCTGCGAACGTCGGACCCGTCGTCCCCGCGATGCAGAAGAAAATCCAATACTGCCCAGCCGTTGGAACGGTGTAGGGAGCAGCGAAGGCAAAGGTCTGCACGGTGTCAGCCGCAACCACCGCCGTTGTCGTGTCTGCGGTGACAGCCAGGACTTTGGAAGTTGTTGCCACTGAGGCAATCCCGGCCCACTGGTGGGTGGGCGTCGAGGTCGCGGTAACCGCGTTCACGAGGCTGATGTTGTTGAGGATGAACCCTGCGGGCAAGGTCATGATCGACGCGAACACCGTCCCCGCCGTTGCTGTCAAGGATGACGTGGCAAGTTCGTCCGGGAACGTCTGAGCCGTGACATTGGTGAGTGCAGAAGGCCCGGTGTATCCACCATAGAACGCCTGCATGGCCATGACCGCTGGCCCGATGTTGGGGTCGTAGGCCCTGTTGAGCGAGTCGAGGGCGCCCGGAAAGACCGAACCTGCGTTACCACCCGTGACCTGATCTTCTGTTGCCATTTCTATTCTCCTTTTGTGACTTCGATTTCGGGCGCCAACGGCGCGCTAATACCACCTGCGGGAGCATTTACTCCCCACACGGGGTCTGAAACAAGGTTCTGCGGGGTCATTATCTGGGACGTGAAGTTATCCATCTTGTGTCCGCCAATGCTGGTATCAGCATCAGCGTAAGGGCGTGCGTCTCCGGCAGTTGGGGTGTAGCCCGCCTGGTCCGCTCCACCAGATTCTGGTTCTCTCGCTGCGCTAGCTGGGGCCGTCATCACATACCATCGTGATCTGTGTCGGGCCCGGTATCGCCGTCACCGTCTTGGTCACCGTTTGCCGGGTAATGCTCACCGAACTTGGTGAAACTTCCAACCTGAGGCCAGTCGGGCACTACGTCATGCGCGGTACGCTGCGCGACCTGCCAGCCATCGGGAGCCTCTCCGTCAACGTCGCCCAGTTGGTCCTGGGGAGCGTTGAAGACTTCACCCCTCGGGACTTCAGAGCCGAAGGTCTGGGTAATTACAGGTTCTCCGAATTGACTCGGAGCGTCGATTGAGGTGTTGGGTTCAATCCCACGCAGGTTATCAGTCGGCCCAGGGTTGGTAGCGGAAGTCTCGGGAAGATTCACTCCGTACCCATCTTTGCCCCTGGAGCCTTCAACGTCCATTGGTGACAACGGGCTGACGCCTACCTGTCGGGCTGCTGCTAAATCCATGGAATCCCCCTCTCAGGATTGATTTCTCCACCCATCCTACCCTCGGCAATAATCCCGTGGTCGAATGCCGCGTCATTGGCTGCGGCCCTTACTGGGCGAGGAGGTAATGGGACCTCTTCTTGACCGGCGATCATGAGTAAATCGGGCTTTAAGCCCAGCCCTGATTGGGCACCCGACCACGGAACCTCTGCGGGAAGACGTGAACCCGTCGTCTCGGTGTTAAGTGTTACGTCTGCTTCGTCAGCCATTGGCGATTGCCTCGATTTCTGCTACTTGTTCGGGGGTGAGTTTGGTCAGGTCAATACTCGTCGGAGCAGGCTCAGAATCGGCTTCTGGGGCCGTCTCAACGGCACCTGCGGCCTCGACCGCTTCGGGCGTCAACGTCGCAAGGTGCGAACCATCTTCGTCGGGGACTTCTTGTACCGAACTATCCCCAGTCTCTCCGGAGACATCAAAGGTTCCGGTGGTCCCAGTGAACTCTACGGGGGGTCGGTCTTCATCTCCTGGACGGTCGCGCCGATTGAAGTCGTTGGGTTCGGCTTCTTGGATGTCCTTACTCAGTTCGGGGACGGGGAATCCCATGACCGAGAGTTCCGCGTTCTGGGCAACCGGGGTGACGACTTGACCCGTCTCAATGCTCGTGAGTGAGCCACAGGCGAGGCATTGAAAGTTCGCGATGTCGGCTGCGAGTAAATCAGCCCTGCCACAGTTGGCACATTTTTCAGCCATACGTCTCCTTGCAGATGCTGGCAGGGGGATTAGCCCCTGCCAGCACTACCTAGTTAAATCAGAGGTCTTCCGTCGGTGTGTCAACGCCAGCGGTCGTGTTCTGACCGATGCTCGATGCACTCTCTTGACGCCAGATGGAAGCGGAACGGAACACGCCGTAAGCGCCCATCCATTTAAATCCAAGCGGCTGGAACCTACGCAGGTAGTCAGTGATCGGACCCATGACGATGACCGGGTGAGGGCCGTTGCCATCCTTCATTGCCCACACCTTGGCCAAAGCCTGACGGCCTAGGAACAGGGTGCCGTAGACATCGGTGTCGGTGGTCGAAGAACCAGCGTCCGCGAACAGCGGAGCGGTGGGGGTTTCGATGAACCTCGCACCAGCGAAGGCACCGATTTCACCACGGAACACTTCCTCGGGAGCCGAGTAGATGTGCGGGGCGATGAGGGCCTGGTTGCCCGACTCTTGCCAGAGGTCGAAGGACACGTCCGGGTGGATGAAGGTGAGGTAATAACCACCGTATCCAGGGACGTTGTTGCGCTTCAGGGCCGCCACGTTGTAGCGGATGTCGTAGGCACGCATCGTGTCCAGCGGGGTGATCTGGTTCCTCGCGGTCGGCGGCTGTCCCGCCGTCCCGACAGTGACGCCAGGACCAGCGGAGTAGTTCACGTTCGAACCGCCCTGGAGCTGAATCTTCGCCACTTCGTCAACGGTGCGTCCAGCCCAGTAACCAACGGCGTTGGCCTGTACTTCGTCAATGGAGACGAAGGACTGTGCGCGTACGTCAGCCGTGGTGATGGTGCCACCACCATACTCAGCCAAAGTTAGGGTGACTTGGCTGGAGGTGAGGGCTACCGGCGTGATGTCGGTTGACTCATTGAGCGAGGTCGTTGCCAGCGCAAGGTCGTTCTGGACGTTAAAGACAACGCTAGAACCGGCCATTGACTGGTTGGTGGGCTTGATGTCCGCCACTTGGTCGAAGTACAACTCCGGTCGAAGGGCGTAGTAGGCCAGCATGTCGTACGCAGTCTGTACGTAGTCAACTGTCCCGGTGGTGGTATATGCCATGTATTAAGGGCCTCCTAGCCCCGAATTAAATCGGTTCGGGCCAGACTCCAACGAGACCATCCCGGTTCTTGAAACCCGGCTGACCTACGACTTCACCAATGATTCCCATCAACTCCAGCTTGGACTT